TTGTTTTCAATACTGAAAAGTTCTGGCAACTTGTTCTGATGGATCAAGACATTGCTTCTGGATGGTATTGTACAGAGGATGGTAGAACAACCTCTGTAGCACACTGGATGGAAGAGGATGATTTCCGCAACAATGGTGGTGTTATGAATCACGAAACCATTGAGAGTATCTCAAAGCGTCGGAAACCATTCACTGTTGATTATGCTGGATTTGGTTGGTTGTTGATTAAGAACGGAGTCTTTGAACACTCAGAGATGAAGTATCCTTGGTTTGCTCCAAAGATGCAAGTCTTTGAATCTGGTGAAGTACAGGATATGTGTGGAGAAGACGTATCATTCTGTTTGGATGCAAAGGAAGCAGGTTTTGAAATCTGGTGCGATCCTCGTATCAGAGTTGGTCACGAGAAGACAAGAATCATTTGATGGCTAACGAACGATATAATATTCTCTGTAAGGGAAGAAGAATTTATTCAAGTCTTACAGAAGAAGAATATTTCAATGTGATGGAGGATCTGTCTATAGAGTATTATCAGACAGGTGCTCCATGTCCTGGAGATCTTGAAACTGAAATTTTATTGGAGAATAACAACGTATGGCAGCAAAAGCAAAAGGTGGTCTGAATAAGAATAGTTCTTATCTTCCTGGTCCTCCTAAAAAGTCTCGTCAAGGTGCGGGTATGGGAACCAAATATGCCGCTTCTTCTCGCAATGGGGCACGGAAAAAATACAGAGGACAAGGTAAAGGTTAATCAATGGCATACTTAAACCATAGTTTACCAGATTGGTCTTGTTATATTCGTAATGAGTTTCTGTTTAATCATCAGAAAGGACATGGTGAAGTGACCAAATGTGACGTACATTCCGTCGCAAGTATTGAAAAAAGAGTTCCTCTATTTGAGGCATTTCTTGAAAATGGCGTGAATTGGACTCGCAGGCCACTTCACGCTTTTTGCTGGAGACCAGATGCTGAGATTGAACCCTTAGAAGATATTATGTACTGGGATTGTTTTTCTCCCTATATTGATGTACAAAAACGTGCTCGTCTTGCTGGATTACAGGCAGATTTGATACGCCCTGATGGAAAAAAGGTCATTGGATCTTATATGTTCACTCTTGACTGGTCTTGGGAAAACAAAGGAATACCAGATCTTAACTTTTCAGAGACTCCAGAGCATAAATGTGCTCATTTATTTAAAGTAGAGACTGGAAATTACTATGCCTATCCAAATAATCGCATTGTTTGGTATGATAATGCTTGGACTTTTAACAGAATCAGTAAAAATCCAGGTTATGAGATTGACATGACGATCTACTCTGTAGAAAATAAACGAAAAATTGAAACTTCAGAGCACTATATGTACGAAATTACAAATTTAGAACAAAAATAAATAGATTTTTTACCACAAATTGAGTTGGAAAAGTTTTCAATGGGTAAGCACCTACTTCTAGAGGTGTATGATGTTGATTTTGACCTGATTAATGACGTAGAATCTCTACAGAACGTCATGATTAGGGGCATTGAACGTGCGAAAATGACTATTCTGAACACATTTGCCCATTGTTTTCTTCCACAGGGATGTACAGTCGTCATCGCACTCTCTGAAAGTCATGTTTCTTGTCATACTTGGCCAGAAAATGGGTGTTTAGCAGTGGATGTCTATACATGTGGTGAAGGAAATCCAAAATTAATTGCTCTTGAAATCTTAAAGTACCTTAATTCCGACTCATATTCTCTGCGTGAAATAGATCGTTAAATAGAAGTAAGGAGATAGCAACCTCCTTTATAAAAGTTCTGTTTTATTGACTTAAAACAGGAGCTAAAATGTCTAATTTACCCGTAGATAGAGATCAAAATTATATGAGAGAGATGTGGGGAACTACACAACTCATCACAGATTATCAATCAGTAACACCACAGAAAAGAATTATTCAAGAAGTCATGCACGATTTGGCACCAAAGCATGATTTAAAAACACAAACTGAACTTCATGAAAAAATTCGTAATGATGAAGACTATGATGATTGGGGTTATGGTACTGAACCAACCTATGGTTCTCCTTGGAAATAGGATATAAATAAAGCAAGAAACTTTTGTCCGATGGCAATACAAAGGATATCTAGATCATTTAAAGATATTAGTTTATCCTTTGAACCTCATCCGGTCACAAAGGATTTACCAATCCTAAAGAATGAAAATGCGATCAAAAGATCGGTCAGAAACATTGTAGAAACAATTCCTACGGAAAAGTTTTTTAATCCAAATTTTGGATCTGATGTACGTAGTAGTCTTTTTGAATTCGTTGATTTTGGTACTGCCTCAATCATTCAAAGACAAATTGAATTGGCAATAGAGAACTTTGAATCCAGAGTTGAAAATATTGTTGTTGAGGTAAATCCTAAACCGGATACAAACGAATTTGAAGCAACGATATTCTTTGATATTATTGGACAGGAATTCCCGACTCAAGAATTTACATTTATCCTAGAGGCAACAAGATAAAATGCCTTTTACACAGTTTACTAATTTAGACTTTGATCAGATCAAGACCTCAATCAAGGACTATCTTCGTGCGAACTCTAATTTTACAGATTTTGACTTTGAAGGGTCAAACTTTTCTGTATTAATTGACACGTTAGCGTACAACACATATATTACAGCATTTAACTCTAACATGGTTGTGAATGAGTCTTTTCTAGACTCAGCAACATTAAGAGAAAATGTTGTTTCGTTAGCAAGAAATATCGGATACGTACCACGCTCTAGAAGCGCCTCTAAGGCGGTCGTATCATTTAATGTGCCAACTACCACAACAAGTCCAACACTAACTCTACAGGCGGGACTGGTGTGCGTTGGTGGAATTTCTGATACGACTTATACATTTGCTGTTCCTGAAAATGTAACAAGCACTGTAACTGGTGGTGTTGCATCATTTTCTGATATCAACATCTATCAAGGAACTTTTCTTCGCAACCAGTTTGTTGTTGATGGGTCATTAGATCAAAGATTTATTTTAGATAATTCTTTTATTGACACCTCTACGATTGTTGTTTATGTAAAAGGTATTTCTGATACTGGATTGGGGAGGGAATATACATTAGTTGATAATATTTTAAATGTTCAGAGCACATCAGAAACTTATCTAATTCAAGAAATAAAGGACGAAAAATACGAACTTTTATTTGGTGATGGTATTTTTGGTAAGAAATTAGAAAATGGAACGATCATCACCGTAACCTATATCGTTACTGATGGAAAAGATGGCAATGGGGCATCACTCTTTTCTTTCTCTGGATCACTAAGAGGATCTTCTGATGAGATTGTGACTCCATCATCAACAGTTTCTGTTGTAACTACCGCATCATCATCCAATGGTGGGGAGATTGAAAGTATTGATTCCATCAAGTATTTTGCCCCCCGTCTGTATTCATCACAGTATAGAGCAGTAACGGGAAGAGATTATGAATCTATTATTCAACAAATCTATCCGAACACAGAATCAGTTTCAGTTGTTGGTGGAGAAGAACTAGACCCACCTCAGTTTGGAACCGTTTTAATCAGCATTAAACCAAAGAATGGTGATTATGTTTCTGACTTTGACAAGCAACAAATTTTAAATAAACTTAAGAATTATTCTCTTACAGGAATTAACCAGTCAATTATTGATCTCAAGGTTCTTTATGTAGAGATAGACTCTGCAGTCTATTATGATTCACCTAAGGTTTCTAATGTAAATGATCTAAAAACCAGAGTGACCAATGCTCTTACAACTTATTCATCATCAACAGATGTCAATAAGTTTGGTGGTAGATTTAAGTACAGTAAGTTAGTAAGAATTATTGATGATGTTGATACTGCGATTACATCTAATATCACCAGAGTTATTATCAGAAGAAATCTAAAAGCTGCTGTAAATGACTTTGCCCAATACGAACTTTGCTTTGGAAATCAGTTCCATATTAATTCAAAAGGATTTAATATTAAGAGCACTGGATTTAGAATTTCTGGAGAAGCAGACACTGTATA